CACCAAAAACCTAGGCTTAATAATTAAAATAAAAATAATTCTTGACACAAGTGGGGGAGTAGTGTATAATTATATATAATATATAAAGATATTAGAAACATTTAGTACTTTTGTTTTTCTTTTATTGTTTTCTTATAAGAAATATAATCAAATACAATTAATATGAATGAAACTATAGAGACTATAGAGACTATCTCTCCCTTAATTACCCTTGATGGCTTGTTATCACAGAAGGTTCTACAGGATTCTAAAGCAGACTTCCTTACTTTTGTTAAACAAACAGCTCCAACACTTGTTTCTAATTGGAAGATGGGTAAACATATAGAAGTAATTAGTGAAAAACTAAAACAATTAGAGTCTGGAGAGATAAAAAGGCTCATGGTATTCCTACCACCACGTTCTTCTAAGAGTGTTATCTGTTCTAAACTGTTTCCTGCCTGGTATATTGGTAGAAACCCAGAACATGAGATACTAACTATCTCTCATAGTGACCAATTAAGCTCTGACTTTGGTAGAAGTGTTAGGGATATTGTTAATACAGAAAGCTTTCAAGACATATTCAAAGGTGTTTCCCTAAGAAGTGACGTTAGAGCTGCAGGTAAATGGAAGACAAACCAGAATGGCACGTATTATGCTGCAGGTGTTAGAAGTCAAATAGCAGGAAGAGGAGCTCACATAGCTATATTAGATGATGTAATGTCTGAAGAGGAATCTTTCTCTGAAGCAGGTAGAAGATATGTTAAAGAATGGTATCCATCAGGACTACGAACACGTATTATGCCTAATGGTTCTATCTTAATCATAAATACTAGGTACCATTATGATGATTTATGTGGATGGTTACTAAAACAACAAGAGAATGTAGGTGATTATGCTGTTACTCCTTGGGATGTTGTACGTATTCCTGCATGGTTAGATGAAGAAGCAGCAGAATTACTAGAATTACCAGTAGGTAGTAGTTATTTTCCTGAATGGAAGCCTGATGATATTTTAAAAGTAGATGAAGCAGAGATTAAAGCTTCCAATGGTGCACGATATTGGAACGCATTGTACATGCAGGACCCAACACCTGATGAAGGTGGTATCATTAAAAAGAAATGGATACAATATTGGGATGATGAAGAGCCACCACCTTGTGAGTTTATAGTACAAACATATGATACTGCTTTTTCTACATCAAGAACTGCAGACTATAGTGTAATACAAACATGGGGAATCTTTCACAGCTATGAAGAAAGTGAAGATGGTTATGAAAACTATGTATCACAACTAATACTACTAGGAAATATAAAAGGTAGATTTGAATATCCAGAGTTAAGAAGAATAGCACAACAATTATATGATGAACATAGACCTGATGTTTGTATGATAGAAAAGAAAGCATCTGGTCAATCACTCATACAAGATATGCGTAGAGCAGGGTTACCTGTTTTAGAATATCTACCAGACAGAGACAAAGTATCTAGAGTTTATTCTGCTACTCCTATGATGGAAGCAGGTAGAGTATGGATACCTAGCAATAGAAAGTGGTCAGAAGATTTATTAGAAGAGTTATTACGTTTTCCAAATGCAGCACATGATGACCAAGTTGATGCAATGACAATGGCAATACATTATATGAAAGAGTCATGGCACCTTGAGCATCCTGAAGACCCAGAGTGGGATGACCCACCTAAAAAGAAAAAGGTTGCATACTGGAGAACTTAGTGTTATAATAAAAAATATTAGGGGATAATTATGACAAAAGCATTAACAGGGTTAGCAGAACTTTTAGTTAAAGGAGGAAGTCCTAAAACTAAAGCACAAGAAGTTCTTGAAACTTATACTAAAAAAAATAAAACAAAAGATGATTTAAAAAATATTTCTGATGAAGACCTTTCATTAGAAGATATAAAAAAGAAATATAAAGTTAATCAAAAACAAAAAAGAATTCCTGAAGTTCAAACAGCAGCTCAAAAACTTTATGAAGGAAAAATTGATAAAGATTTTTATGATAGAGTTGTTAAAGCATACCAACCAATAAATTTAATTACAGAAATGCCTGAAGTCCCTTCTTTAAAAAGAATACAGGGAACATTAAAATCTAATCAATTAGAAGAAGGTGTAGTAGGTATAAATAAAAAAGGAATTGATTTAGAAGGTAAAAGAGTAGCTTCACGTTTAGATATTCCTGCTTATGAAAATTATGATACATGGGTTGTATCTTTACATGATGGAACTAAAACAGGTGGTAAAGCTATTGGTTATGGACAAAGTGCTGTTTTAAAAAATGTTGAATTTAAATCATCTGAAAAAGGTGGTCTAAATATTGCTAGAGGAAAAACTCCAAAAGCAACAATAGGAAGAATACATGGAGATTATTTAGATGCTCCTACTAAAAATGTTTATAATAAAATACAGCTAGAATTAAATGATCCTAATTCAGAATATGTTCAAATAGGAATGAATCCTTTTAGACACAGTTATTTTTATAATAAAAAAACTGGTGAACCTGTTTTAGCAGCAGATGAAGTTTTACAATTAGGTCCTTTAGTTTTAGGTAAAGGAATAACGAAAGGAAAACCTAAAGACTTTAAATTTAAAAAAGGGGGTATGATAATGCGTAACGATAATTATAATACACAGAGGGCAATATAATGGCAACAGAAAGAAATCCATTTGATAAGATAGAAGAAACAATATCAAATGTAATAGAACTTCCAGAACAAATAGAAGAAGCAACAGGGGCTCCAACTATAGAACCAGACGAAGATGGGGGAGTTACTGTAGACTTTACTCAGACCTCTATAGAAATGAATCCTGAAAGTGAAACAGAACAATGGTATGGTAACATTGCTGATACCTTAGATGATGAGTCGTTAACACAAATTGCAGAAGATGTAGTTAATAATTATACAGCAGACAAAGATTCCAGAGGTGAATGGGAGTCAATGTTTGAAAGAGGATTTGATTTACTAGGATTAAAAATAGAAGATGCAAGTGAACCTTTTGAAGGTGCTTGTACTGCTGTTCATCCTATGTTAATAGAATCAGCAGTTAAGTTTCAATCAAAAGCTATACAGGAAATGTTTCCTGCAAATGGTCCAGTTAAAACACAGATATTAGGTAAGACAACTCCTGAAAGAGAATTACAATCTAATAGAGTAAAAGATTTTATGAACTATCAAGTAACTGAACAGATGCCAGAATACTTTGATGAGTTTGAAAGAATGTTATTTCATTTACCACTTATAGGCTCAGCATTTAAAAAAGTTTATTATGATGCTAATCTTAAAAGACCAGTATCTGAATTTATTCCTATAGACCAGTTTTATGTTTCATACTACTCTTCTAACTTACGTAAAGCAGATAGATATACACATGTTATTTATAGAAGTCCTGTAGACTTAGCTAAAGATATGCGTACAGGTATTTATGATGAAATAGAATTACCTGAAGCTACTAATCCTAATCCTACATCTTTCTCAGAAAAGATGGATACAATATTAGGATTGTCTCCTACAGAAAGTAGTGACCCACAATATACATTATTAGAACAGCATTGTTATCTTGAAATAGAAGAAGACTATGCTCTTCCCTACATTGTTACTGTGGAAGAGCAATCTAGAACTATTTTAAGTATAAGAAGAAACTATAAAAAAGATGATAAGCAACAACAAAAGATTTCCCATTTTGTCCACTACAGATTTGTTCCTGGATTTGGATTTTATGGGTTTGGCTTGATGCACTTTTTAGGTAACTTAACTATGACTGCAACTGCAGCTATGAGAAGCCTAATAGACGCAGGTCAATTTGCAAACTTACCAGGAGGATTCAAAGCAAAAGGTGTACGACTTGTTGGTGATAATGAACCAATTAGTCCTGGTGAATTTAAAGAAATAGAAGCAACTGGAGTAGATTTAAGCAAGGCAATTATCCCTCTCCCCTATAAAGAGCCTTCCTCTACTTTATTTCAGATGTTAGGTTTCGTAACAGCAGCAGGTCAAAAGTTTGCTGATAGCACAGAACAAATTGTTTCTGATGCATCATCTTATGGACCTGTTGGTACTACTATGGCTTTATTGGAAGCTTCAAGTAAATTCTTTTCAGCTATACATAAAAGATTACATAAATCTCAAAGAGAAGAGTTTAAAATTCTTGCACGTATAGACTATGATTATTTACCTTCAGAGTATCCTTATGAAGTTCCTTTTGCTGAACAGAATGTGTTTAAGAAAGATTTTGATGGAAGGGTTGATGTAATCCCTGTATCAGACCCTAACATTCCTTCTAATGCACATAGAATGATGCTCAGTCAAATGGCTCTCCAAATGGCACAGCAATCACCTCCTGGTATGTTTAATATAGAAGCATTAAATAGAACAATATTAAATGCTGCTAATATGCCTAATATAGAAGAGATACTTCCACCTAAACAAGAACCACAACAGATGGACCCAGTATCAGATATTATGGCAGCAACAAAAGGTATTCCAATAAAAGCATTTGAAGGTCAGAATCATGATGCTCACATACAAACAAAGATGTCTTATTTACAAGACCCAGAGAATGGTGCTAATCCTATCATGGCTAGAATAAAACCAATACTAGAAGCTAATATACAAGAACATTCAGTTATGAAATATCAAGAACAAGTTAATGGTATTACTAGAATGGGATTAGAACAGTTACCTCCAGAACAAGCACAACAACCTAATATAGGAGAGATGGCTATGGCAGAAGCTGCTAAACAAGTATTAAATGCTAATCAAGCTTTAGGTCAAGCTCAATCACCTGAACAACAATTAGTTGCATTAAAACAAGCTGAAGTAGGATTAAAAGAAAAAGAATTAAAAATGGAAGAAGCTAAACTAAATGTTGAGTCTACATTAGATGCTCAAAAGCTACAACTAGAAGAAGCTAAGTTAATGAAAGATGCAGGAGTTGCAGGTCAAACAGCTAT